GCCGTGTACCGAGCTCGTACCGCGTGGGCGGTCACGCCGCGCCGTTCGTCTGATCTGGGGTTTGTTCAAACCACGCAGTTTTCAGCCATGCGTAAACCTCGGACCAAAGGAAGATTATATTTGCGCCTCCGCCGCCTGGCCTATGGTGAGGCATTGGCCGTTCGAGATGCATCCAACGCTGGATACTCGCCCGTGTGCACTTGACGCCGTACTCGTTGAGACGGGACACAAGGTCCGTTGCGCTGAGGAATTTTTCCTCTGTCATCGTGTCGTTCATCCTTGAAATCTACCAGCACTTGCAGTTACCGTGCAAGTCGCCATGGAACGACACGTGTTGATCAGCGAGCATGTGCTCTCCATGCGGCGCCGAGGGCTATCAGCCGGCACCATCAGCGTGCGCCGGTACGCGGTCATGTCGTGGCTCAAGTGGCTTGAGATACACCGTGTGGAAGTGTTCGAGGCAGACACCGAGCACGTGGAACGGTTCCTCGATTCGATACCTCGCAAACCGGCGAGCCGGGCGGCGGCAACCTCCCACATCCACATGTTCTACAAGTGGGCGCGGGCGAGACGTTTCACGACGAACGATCCGACTGAGGCAATCGAACGACCAAGGCAACGTGTCGGGCTACCGCGCCCTATCCATGCCACCGATCTACAACTTGCCCTGGTGTTCGCTCAGGAAGGGCCGGCGGCCGATCCACGTATGGAGGCAGCGCTACTCCTCGGTGCCGTTTCCGGCCTGCGTTGTTGCGAGCTCGCCCGTCTGCGATGGGAAGACATCGAGCACCGCCAAGCGCGGGTCATGGGCAAGGGCTCCAAGGAGCGGGTGGTGCCGTTGAACGCCGAAACCGTTGCAGCGTTGGATCGGATCGAACGCACGAGCTCGTTCGTGCTGGACGGATGGCAGTCGAGCACCTCGAGCAATCCCGGCCAGCGTGCCAGCCGGCATCTCACTAAGCACTTCCGGGCTACCGGCCTAGCGGTGACCGGTCACCAGCTCCGCCACCGGGCGGCGACCGAGGCGCTACGCAAGTGCCACGATCTACGCAAGGTGCAAACGTTGCTCGGTCACGCAAGCGTCGGCACGACGGCGATCTACACCGCCGTGGACTCTCGTGATCTGGCCGACATTCTGGCCGATGTCAATGACAGCGGTGACCAGGGGAAAGTCAAAATCATGGATTTCGCGCACCACCACACCGACCAGGGGTTTCAATGAATCACACATTTTCCGTAGCGCCTACGTGGTGGCACGGTGGGCCGAGAATCGAAGGCGAATGGGTGCTTCCGCCGTATCTGACCGGTCGGTGTCGTTCGGGAGATCACGACTTTGACCGGGTGGTGTTCATCTCCGCTGAACGTGGCCTAGCTCTCAACTACGCCGCAACGTGCAATGGGTGGCTCTACGAGGTTGAACCGATGTTGCCGATTATTCAAGACCCCGGTTCCATGTTGGCCCCGATGGTGTCGGCAATGTGTGAGTCGGCGCGCATCGTTCGTCGGTTCCGACCGTCGCGTCAGGAAATCCAAGAACGGGCGCGCCTGATCGAATCGCTGATGAAAAGCGCATACCCATGACAGCGCGAAAGGTGAATCATCTATTGATTTCCGTAGGTGTCGACTACTGCCTCGTCCACTTGGGGTTGCGTAACGAGGATGAGTACGGCTGCGACAACGCAGATCAAGGCGACGGCGAGACACCCTGCCAACTACGACCGCTGTTCTATGTCATGGATCAGCGCAAACAGTGAATCATCTATTTCGCGCAGGTCACCAAATCTGGAGCGCGAGATAGATCGCGATGAGCACGAGCACGACACAGATCAGCAGGTACTTCAGATCGATCATCGCCGGAACCAAAAGAACATGAACACGCACGCGGCGATCAGCACGGCGGCGCCGGTGGTGACGATCAGCGCGGAGGCGGTCACCATGGCGGCGGCGTCCCGATGACCATTCCGAACTCGCCGGCCATGATCGCTTGGCGCGACACCTCAAACGGTGTCGCCGGTAGGCCACGTTCGGAGAGTTGGCCGCGGTAGTACTCGTCTGACCATGCGGTGGTGATCCACCGGACCACCATCATGTCGCCGGCCCATCGTTGCTCTGACTCATCGATCAAGTACTGGTACATCTTGTCCTCCTCGGATGGTTCCGGTTCCGGCGGTATCGGGGTCGGTGGGAGCCCGGTAGACCTGAGCCAACATTCATCCCAGATGTCCGCAAGCGACCACGTACCGCTCGTGGTGACCGGATCGGGCCGCCATGGTCCTTGTACGGCGGCGGCGGTTGCCGGGTCAATCTTGCGATCGGCGGCGTACTCGTGGTGGGTCGCCACGTCATCGGGGCGCATCCCATACGCGGCGGTCAAGGCGTTGGACACCGTGAAGTAGGCATCGATCTGGACTTGTGGCCACGGCTCGCCCAAACCGTTGTTGGCGGCCTCGATCCCGATGGCGTGGGTGTTCATCTGGTCGGCCGGTACCACGCCTTGCGACATGGCAAGCGCTTTGCCTTTGCCGTTGGTGTTCGTCGCACCGGCGGCGCACACCCACACCGTGCCGTCACGAGCCAAGTACAGATTCGATACCGGCGCATCTGGGCAACCGTGCACGATGTATGACACGTCGTTCTCGGGTGACGTGCTCGAGGCTGTGTGATGCCACATGACGCACCACGGCCGGGTGCCGTCATAGCCGCCGGAGCTCCTCGCACGGTTGCCCCATCCGTCAACCTCGATGACGGTGAGCCCGGCGGCGCGCAACACGTCGGCCAGATCGGTGAGGTAACGCGCACCCATCACAGGTCCAGCATGGCGATACGGGCACGAATGAAACCGATGTCCTCGGTGATCCGTTGGACGCGTGCCGGCATGTCATCACGATGCTCAACGAGCCAAGCGATACGGCGTGCCAGGGTGGCCAGGAGGGTGTCTACCGGGTCGGAGGCGTCCCACACGTCATCGGGGTCGTAGTCACCGAACACGCTCACGACTGCCTCGGTGTAGGGTCGCCGGCCATGGATGTACCTATGCACATCGCCTGGTATCGGGTGGATGACATCACAGCACCGAGAACCGGCAACCGATCGCGAAACTGGTGTTGGATGCGGGTGTTGTGGGGATCACGTCGCCGGCGACATTGATTCGTATTTGACCGAACGCATCAAAGCTGATCGTGGAGAACATCAGCGCGTTGGGCGGTCGGTACCCGGCGGGCAGGGTGAACGCGGCGAAGTTGACCGAGCCGCCCTTGATGATTCCGCGAATCTCGACCGAATCTCCGACTTTGCGGTATTGGCCGGGTTGGAAACCGGACCCGAAATCGGACCAGGTGTTGATGTACCCGGGAGCGGTCCACGCGGTGGGAGGTGGGGCGAGCGCGAACCATGCGCCACCGATCGGTGTCCACAAGGTGCCGGTATCGACGGTGATACACACCGCGCCCGGGCCCGCGCTCGCCGCGGGGTAGGCGGCGTCGCGGGCGGCGACGGTGTTGAAGCGGTGCACGGTGCGCCGGGTGGCGTTTGCTGCCCACGAGCTGGCGATCGGTGAACCGGGCGCCGGTACGTCCGGGTATTCACCGATGGTTTGCGGTGGTACCGCCAACGGTGTCGGGCCAAGCCGTGCTTCGAGCTCGGCAAGTCGGGCCTCCAGATCGTCAATGGTTGCCATCGCTCCAAGTCCTTCCTAGTAGCCCCATGTCGCGCCGCCATCCCATACCGCGCCGGAATCCCATGTGGTGGTGGTGTAGTAGGCGAGCGCGCGGGTGGTGCCGAACGTCAGCACCCATCCGTCGGGTGTGAACGCGTGCGCCAAGTTGATGAGCATCGCGTCGATATCGACCCTTGCGACACCGCCCGGTGTTTTGGCGTCATGCAACAACCGGATGCGGTCACCGCGCCGCCAATCGACCACCGGCCACAGTCCGGTGTGGACGTAGATGTCGGCGCTATCGATCGATAGTCGGGCTTGCCACAGTTGGGCGACCATGGCGGCGGCGAGGGTGTCGCCCTCAACTTGGGCGGTCCATTGTTGATCTTGGTAGGCGAGCACGTACGGCGGCCCGGCATGGGTCGCGGTGGCTTTCAACCCGGCGACGTTTTCGAGGGTGACGGTGGATGCCATCGCCGTATCCGTGGTGGAGAGCACCGGGTCCCATAGCACGATCGCACCCGTACCGCACACGTTGGTGGACACCACCGGAAACACGGTCTGATCGGTGCGCCCGGCGCGCCACAACCGGTCAGTGGATACCACGGTGCCATCGGCGTCGCCGTACAGCACACCACCATCGGACTGCACCACGATCTGGGCCTCCTCGAGCGGTGCACGCTCGGTCGGCTGGCGGGTGAGGTGCACGGCGCCGGGCGCGTACCTCGTGCGGTACCCGCTGGCACCACCCGCCGCCAGCGCGGTGATCGCGGTCAGTCGTGGGCCGGGTGTCTCGTCAGCGGTGCCGGGTGTGAACGTGCCGACCGGCGACGCCAAATCGGACAGGTAGTCGAAACATTCAACCTCGATGGTGTCACCGAAACGTTCATCCCAACGGGCCACACGACCAGCGAAAAGCCACCATTGGCCGGCGGCCCGGTCGGTGGCCCAAATCCACACCTGCTGCCCGGCACCAAAATCTGTCGGTGAACCATCAGCGTTGTATGACGCCCACCGCCCGGAACGGTTGTCGAGTTGGATGATCGCGTGCCCGGCGGGGAAGTTGTTGGCGTCGTCGGGTGGATCGAACGTGATTTCGCACCCGGTCAGATCACACGTGGCGTCCACCCACCCGGGCGATACGGATGGCGCATCCCACACCGCCGTAGCGTCATCCCACACCGTGCCGGAATCCCACCCGTACGGCGGCGGCTTGGATGACTCGATCGCGACCACCGGGCGCACCGCCCACGAAGCGAACGCGTCCGGGTCCAACGTGATCGCCGGCAACGGACGATCAAGCGTCCTCATCCGACCCGGGCCCCGAACAGTTTGCCGTTACGCCGGCCCGACACACCCACCGCACGGTAGATGTCGGAGTGTCGGACACCGCGCGGCATGTTCACGTTGACGACCGAGCTCGGCGCCGCACTAGGGCTCGGAACAAGGGCCTCGTCCAAGATGACGGTTCCACCGCGGGTGACGATCTTCAACCGTGGTGGTAGCTCCGGGTGAATCTTCAGGTTCGCGTTGAGTGGGCCTTTGGCATTGATCATCGCTTGCATGTTGAAAAACGCCTTATCAATATCGCCTTGGTCGGCCTCATCAATAATCGCCTGAGTCTGGATCGGTGTGAGCCCGGCCACCCGGGCGGCCTCCTTGATCGCATCCTCCACCGCGCGGATATCAACCACGGTGTCCTTGTTTTTGTCGTGCACCGCTTCTTGAGCGGTGATCATCGCGGTCTGCCAATCCTCGATCGCCCGCTTGTCCGACAACCGTTCATCGAGTCGCGCGTATCCGTCGTCTAGGTCTTTCGTTTTCTGTTCGGCGGCCGACAGTTTCGACACCGAATCAGCTACCGCGGCCGTCATCTTTTTCTGCTTGTCCTCGGCACCGACCAGCACGTCAGCGAGGTGATCGTCGGCGGCGGCCTTGTCCTTGGATGCGACCTTGCCCTTTACGAGCTCGTCGCGTGACACACCCATTTGTTCGGCCAGGTCCTCGAACGCTTTGGCCTCGGCGGTGGCGGTATCGATGTACGTGTCACCGGCGGCGCGTGCTTTGTCTCCCTCGATCCGGGCTTCGTCACGTGCCTTGGAAAGCTCCTGGTACTTGGAAGTCAGACCGGGTATCGCGTCGTTTTCACCCGACAGGAACCGGATCACATCCTCCTGTCTGAGCCCGAACTGCTCGGCCGACTTGATCGCGTCGTCATAGAGCTTGTGGAAGTTGGCGGTGGCGGCGGCGCGGTCACCTTTGCGGATCGCCTCCGCCAAACCCTCGATCTGTTCGCGGTGTTCCTTGGCGGCGGCCTCGGCCGCTTTCTGCTTCGCGGTCCACAGTGACCAGATAGCGGCGCCGGCGGCCACGGCGACACCGAGCCCACCGATCATGCCCGAGAGTTTGGCGGCGGCATCTTGCGAGACACCGAGCTTGGATGCTGTCTCGCCGGCGATGTCTCCGAGCCCGTCGAACACGCCGGCGAAGTCGGATGCGGCACCGGAGGCTTCACCGAGCGGCCCGGTCAGATCAGCGATTGCGTTACCACGCAGATCGGAACCGCCGCCACCGTCAACCTTGTCCAACTTTTTGGTGGTGTCCTCGGCCTTTTCGCCTGTCTGGTCGAGCTCGGTTTGTAGTTGTTTCAGCTCGCCTTTGGCCTGGTCGATTTTGGCGCGCAACACGAGGTCGTGATCAGCGCGGGCGGCGGCCTCGGCCGCGTCGGCTACCGCTTGGATGTCGGCTTTGGCGGTGTCGGTGTCGGCGCCAATCTCTACCTCTGGCGTGAGTTTCTCCAGATCGCCGGCGGCGTCGGCTACGTCCTCGATGACCTCGGATGCTTTGTCGCGGGCGGTGATGTCAACTTGAATCTTCGGGTCCTGAGGCATCAGCCAACCGCCTTGCTCACGGCGTCCTCGAAGATGCGCGGCACGAGCTCCTCGGAGCGGGCGATGACATACAGCCACGCGTTAACACCACGCGAGCCCGGATGGTGCACCGTCATCTTTTTCATCGGGCCACGCTTGCGGCGCCGTATCGCGTGCGGTTCGGTGCCGGATGTGCGCCACGCCCACGGCCCGGCGGGTGTGCCTTGTATCAGGATCGCCTTGCCGTCATTGAGCGGTCTGATGCCTTTGTCGCGGGCGCGGAGTTTCATCGGGCGCCGGTGTTTGCCGTCCATCGGTGAACCGGCACGGCCACCCTCCTCGAGCGCGATCTTCTTGACCAGTTTCGCGGCGGCGTACAGCCCGGTATCGGGGACGTTACCGACCTCGATCGCTATCCGGCGCAAGTCCGACGAGGCGGTCACCGTTCACGCGGCCTCGGTGTCGTCGGCTGATTCCTCGTCGGCGGCGAGCGTGACCGGGAACACGATCACCGGCTTATCGAGACATGGCCACACCGCGCTGGCGGCGAGCGCGGAACCGTCACCGATCGGGCCACCATACGAACCACTGACCAAGTACACCTGTCCGGTTGCCGTGACTGTCGGTGCGGCGCTGTCCACGACAAGCTCGAACCACATCGGCTTGGTGTCGTTCGTGTACGCGAACCCGGAGAGCCCACCGAGCGATGCCGTCCAATCCTGAAGCCAATCGATCGAAAGCTCCCACCCTGTCTTACCGGGTGACTGTGTAGCGGGAGCGCAAGCGGTGGCGGGGATGGTGTTGAAGTTCGGGACGGCGTTGATAATCGCCTGCGTGAGTTGGCACTCGTACGCGGTGCCCGCGGTGAGCCCGGCTTGGGTGGTGGCCAGATGAAGTGTCGGATTGTTCATGATGATTGCGGTACGGGCCATGGGTGCTCCTTAGCAGGGAAGAGGAATCGAGAGGGTGAATGTGTAGGCGAGTGCGGTGTGTTCGGTTTGGCCGATCAGGACCGAGCTCACGAAATCGTCACGCGAGGTGATACCGACTGAGCCGCCGAGCTTGTCGGCCGAGATGGTGTCGAGTCGTTCGGCGGCCTCGAGCAGCCGGTCGTATTCGGCCGCGGATGTCTGCGCCTTGATCGCTGCCCACACTCTGACGGCGCGTTGGCCGGTGATGGTGCCGGCGGTGTGCCCGGTGTCGTACTCGGGCCACACCGCCGGGAGCGCGGTTTGATCGGGTGGGCATGGCCACACGCTCCATGACTCGTCAAACGCGGAGCCGAGGGCGACGGCCATCGCGGCGATGAGCTCGGAACGGGTCATGCGACCGGCCAACTCTCACGGCCGATCGAATCAAGCATCTGTGACACCGAGCTCGCCGGATCAAGACTCAACCGGCCGACGAAGTCCACGACTTGGAAGTAGCCGCCCGGTGTCGAACGACGGCGCCACACATCCTGGGCGATCACCAGTGCGGCTTCGATGACGGGCGCCGGCCACGGTGGAGCTGGCAAGCGTAACTCCACCGTGGCAGACCCGTAGTAAGCGTCGATGATCTGCCCGGCGGCGTCAACCGCCCTAGCCACCCTGCCGTCAGTATCTGCCGGGTCCACGCCGAGCGCGGCCGCCACCTCGGTGACGGTCACGTACGGTTCGCGTGGATCGGCCGGTATCGACATCTGCTTACTTCTTGCTCCGCTCCGGGGCATCCATCAGGTAGCCATCCTCGAACGCCTGTTGAGCATCAGCGGTTGTCGGTGCCGCGACCCTGAGTCCGACAATCCCGGTCGGCACCGTGGGCGTGAGCAGCCCCATTCCCCACACGGCATAGTTCTGGCCGAGCTTCTCGACATCGGTTGAGTTGATCGTCTGCGGGCCCTCTTCGCGCCATTGGGCGGCGAGCCCGTTGGTGACCAGAATCTCAGTCGCCGCCAAGTACGGGTCGTACACGACTCGCAAGCCGTCCACGCTGATATCCAATGTGGAGGCGTTGGCGGTGCCGGACACGTTGAACACCGGCGCCGGCGTCAACAGTCCACCGAGCTTCACGAACGCGGTCAACCCGGCCAGGATCACCGACGCTGGTGAACCGGTAGCGGCCTGAACCTTGGTGGAGGCGGTGAAGATCGCCGTACGGAGCACGGCGCCGGTCGGGTCGGCGGCGGCCGGGTCGTACAACACAAAGTTGTTGCGTGCGAGGGTGACTTGTGCGGAGAGTCCGGTGGCGGCGTCCTTGTCGGTCACGGCGGCGTAGGCGGCGGCCATGATCCGCAAATAGGCCTCGAGGTACGCCGGTGAGGATCGGTTGATGAGTTGGAGGCTGATATCCGAGCCGCCGGCGAACGTCTTGAGCGGTGCGTTGGCGGTGCCGATCGAGACTTTGACACTCAAAATCGGGGTTTTCTGGGTGGCCTGCACACCGACGAGCGTGGTCAGGTCGCCGGCGAACGTCGGCCAGTTGATCGTCATACCATCGGGCGGCAAGGGTGCGACACCGATGGCGTTGATCGCCGGGCGGCCTTGGTCCACGATTCCGTAGACCTGATTCACCCATCCGTTGTGGATCACGCCGGGGTTGTCGGTGGTGATCTGGTCAGCGAGCACCCGGCCGACCATCGCCCGCCCGATGGAGCGGGCAATCTCGATGTCCTGATACCCGGCACGCATCGCCTCTTGGAGGGTGGCGAATTGGGCGAGCGGGTGCACGGCGGCGCGCTGGATGTTGCGGCCGGTGGTGCGGGCCACCTCGGTACGGACCATCTCCGCTACCGCGGCGCGGCCGGTGTCGATGGTTTGGGCGGCGGTGTCGGTGTCGGTCACTTCTTCCTCTTCCTCTTCTTCCTCGGTGGGTGGTACTTCTTCTTCTTCTTCGGGTGGTGTGTCGGTGTCGAGCTCGGCGGCGGCCACGATCCTGCGCGCCTCCTCCAGCGACATCACGGCGGCGGGCGCGGCGCGTACCGCGGTCACGAGCGCACCCGCGTAGGCGGGCGACTGTGGCGGCAGGATCGTGGCCACCCCGGTCAAGATCGCCGGGCTGGCGGCAGTGCGAACCACCCGGCCGGCCGAGTCGGGTGTCGAGTCGGTGGCGTCCGCTTCGATCGACACGGCGGTATCAACACCGAGCGCGGCGAGCTCGTGAATCCGGCGCCCCTCATCCGTGCCGAGTTGGAGGGTGGCGCGCAACCCCTCGGGTGTCGAGGTGATGTTGCGTGCGACACCGACCAGCGGGCCACGTTCCAACCCGGCCGGTGTCTGCACGTGGGTGCCGTAGACCGGGATGGTGCCACCGTCACGCGGGACCAGCGAGCCGGGTTGCCATGTTTCGAGGTAGGTGGTGCGGCCATCGTCGGTCACCTCGGCCTCGGTGTTCCACGGCATCAACACCACATCGAGTTGACCGGATGGCTGTATCGACGGGTTGGCGGCCTCTCGTGCAATGCGGGTCATGCGATACTCCTCAATGGTCGGTCGGCGTTGAGTTGCGGTGGTTGCCGGGCGGGTGTCGCCTCGGCCATCGGCGGCAACTTGGCGGTGATGAAACGAACCTCATCGACAGTCATCCATGGCTGGCCGGCGAGCGCCTGCGCGAAGTACACGCCTTGGGTGGCCATGTCGGTCGGCACGAATTGGGTCGTGTCGAATTGGGCGACGGTGCCGAACCACATCAGATCGGTGAACGCGGCCTCGATACGGGTCATGTACGGGCCGAGCCCGATAGCACGCCACTTGGTGAACTCACCCTCAGTCGTGCTGTATGTCAAAGAGTCGCCGCCGGCGACGTTGACGATCGACGGCATGACACCGAACGACCGGGCAACCTCGGCATTAGCCCACGACATCGACTCGACCAACTGTGAATCGACGGCGTTACTGCCTACGGGTGCGATCGTCGCGCCGTTATCGATCACGGTCGGTTCGTGGCGGCGGCCCCACGACGTGAGCAGCTGGTCTTTCAGCTTCTTGGCGTCATCCGGGTCGAGCCGGCGGGCGATCATCAAAGCGATCGACGGAAAGCCGGCCTCCCAGAATGAGCCGGCCATGTCGTACAACGCCGCGAGGTATTCCATGGCGCGCCAGCAATCGCGGCACGGCGGCTCACCCGGATTGCCGGCCCGGGGTACTTGGTAGGGCACCCAGATCACGTTGCCCCGATCGGGCCCGATACCGAACGTGTCGCCACCGATCGACACGTCAACCATGCGGCCGTCACTGTCGAAGCTGGCGGTGCCGCGCTCGCCATCGATGACACGTATTGCGGTGGGCCACCCGTCCGCGGCCCACGCGACCGGCTCAAGCCAGCACCGCCCGTTCCGGGTCAAGTTGTCCACAATGCGCGCCTTGGTCAACCATGCCGGCTCACCCGGATCGGGTCGGACCACGATCGGCGGTTGCGGCGCCCTCGGTTGGCCGGCGGTCATGGCCACGATTGGGAACTGTGCGATCGTGTCAGCGAGCACCCGGCGGCAGGCGACCACGATCGGGAGCTCCCACGGTGTCAAATCACCGGCGCCATAGCGGGCGTCTTGTGCCTCGGTGATGATCTCAAGTAGTCGGGCTTCAGTACGCGCCAACTTGCGAGCCCGTTTCATCCCGTCCGACACTCGCAGTAACTACTTGACGGGTCAAGAACGGGCACCGCTACCGGCTGTGTGCCCGTCTCCCGGCCTGTAACTGCGGAAATGGGTGATGGGTGCCCGGGTTTTGCTAGTGGATGCTCGGAGCGGTCCGGTTTTGGTCCGACCACACCCACCGCGCCATCGAAGCGGCCAACCATGGCAGCGCCTCGGCCTGGCGGCGATCCCAGAGCCACGCGCCGAGCGCGCCACGACGCCGCGCTTTGGCGCAAGCCTCGGCCATTGTCGGGTCGCCACGGTGTGAGATGGTGCCGGCAAGTACGGCGTCATACATCGCACCCGCACCCGCCGTCACCGCCCGAGTTTGCAACGCCTGGCAATTCGTTGCGAGGTCAAACAGATCAGGAGCGAGCGCGGCGACAGGCCCGGCGGCATCCCACACCACCGCCGCCGCACGCCACCGGCGGGCGAGCTCACCCACCCTGGCCACCACCCACGGCCCGTGCGGGCGGTCCTCGATCGTCTCCAACACGCATCGGCCGTCGCGGCCGCCGGCGGCCACGATCACGAACCGGTCACGATCCAACGAAAGCTCCAAAGCCAACACGATCGGGTCAGCGAGCTCGGCGGCCGGGTCGGTGCCACGGTTCCACGCATCCACCAACGTCGCATCAATCAGAGCCTCGGGCCACACTCCGAGGTACTCGGCGGCGAACCGATCCGGCGGCATGCTCTCGCGGTCCGCGGCCAGCGCGTCGATATCGACGTGATGGCCCAAACCGGGATGTGCGGCGCGCCACGTCTCCGGGTCATCCAAGTCGGCACCCTCTGGCGCGGCGTACTCGATGTAGCACACTTGCGAGCTCGGGTCATCCACCGAGGCGCGGCCGATGTCGCGCCACTTGCGTAACCATGCCGCGGACATGTCGCCGGCGTTGGACACGATCCAAAATTGGCCACCGAGCCCGGTGGCTTGGGTGGGGAACGCGGCGGCCTCGAAATCCTCACCCTGCAGCAGTGTGAACTCGCGGGCCTCGTCAACGAACGCCAAATCAGAGGCAAACATCCGCATGGCGTCACCATCGGGTGGCAGTAGCCGGATCACCGACCGGTTGCCCTTCCATTGGATGGACTCTGAACCGTTGGAGCGGCGTAGATGGACATCGCGCGGGTAGAGCCCGGCGGCCTCGATACGCGGGAACCAATCATCGCGCCAGTAGGCGGCGGCCGTCTCTCGGCGGTGAGCCGCCACAAACGCGCGGGCCATCCGCCGGCGACGGGTCACGGCGAGCGCGTAGGCCAAGATGAGCAGTGTCTTACCGGCGCGGCGCGGGACGATCAGCACCACGCGCCGGTAGCGGAACCGGCCGGCGGGTGTGAGGGTGCCGGCGACGTTGGCGGCATGGGTCTGCCACGGTATGAACTGGTGACCGAGCAGTGTGGCGGCGCCCGATACCGCGGGGCCGATGTGTGGGCTATCCGCCGGTGGGGTGGTTGCCCATCGCGGCAAACACGGCGTCAAGATCGGTGCCGGTGTCATAGGCGGTTACCGCGGTCTGGTCGAGCAGGTGGGCTAGCACGGTGTCGTAGCGTGCCGCGAGTGTGCCACGCGTGTAGCGCGACTCGGCGGTGTCGGCGGTGGCGGCGTCGAGCTCATCCGCGAGCCCCCGTGCGAGGGCGACGCGTGCAGCGTCAACCGGTTCGAGCCGGCCGAGCTCGCGTAACGCCTTGAGGGTGTCGTCAAAGCCTCGTCTGTACCGACCGCGCGAGCGATTGCGAACGATCGGAAAGAGTGCGCCCTGATCGGTCACGACTCAAAGCGTAACTGCAAAGTTTGGGTGGGTCACCCTCGGATCAGGGGAGAGAAACGTTGAC